GATTCACCGCCCCGGCGCCGTCGGCAGAAAGCGGGTCGCGGGTCGCCCGCCTGGCCAGGCCGGACGTCTGGACGGGCAACCATCTGCTCCTGAATCAATTGCCTACGTCCATGCCTAGAGTTGCGCCGCAACCGGTTGCGCGTTGCCGGGCTGCCGCAGTATACGCCGTTGGATACCGGTCGCCCACGATCCCGCCCCCGAATCCAGGGCCCAGGCGCGCCGCGCGAAGGGCGGGGGGGGGGTCTTCGCGCGCGGGGCGGGCCACATCGACCGATGCGTTCGTCGACGCCGAATTTTGCACAAAGGAATTATGAGCGACCTGCTCCCATTCCATGCCTCCGACCAGAGAGCCATTCAGGCGTCCGGCCCCGGCGCCATGGTCCCGGCCGCGGCAAAGGAATTCACGGGCAGTCGAATGTCCGAAAAGGAGCGCGAGGCGATCATCGCGAAAAAGGTCGCCGGCCTGACCACCACCGAGATCGCAGCATCCCTCGGGATGTCCCGGAACACCGTGTCCGCCGAAGTGCGTCGCGCCGAAAAGGACGGCCGGATTCCCGACGCCAAGCAGCGAATGGCCGAAAAGCTCCAGGACCTCACCGAAGAGCACCTGGACCTTCGCCTCCGGATGGACGCCGGAAAAATGAGCGCCCTCGACTTCGCCATCTACGTCGACAAAGGCCAACTCCTGCAAGGCGCCCCCACGGCCATTGTCAGCGTGGCGCGAAAAGAGGACGAGGCCGCAGTCCTCGAAGACCTCAAGCGCCTCTCCGAAGGCTTTATCGACATCGACGTAACCGTAGTGGAACCCCCAACACCGCCATGCCTACCGAATCCCCCTTCATCAACCACTTGAGCGCCGACCAGGTCGCGATTCAGATCGGCATCAGCATCCCCCGGCTGCGCACGTTGCGCCGCGATGTGCTGCATGAGGGCCCCGATTGGATCCGTGATCCGCAGGATGATCGCCGAACCCTCTTCAGTCCCGCCGGCGTCGCCCGCATCCGGCAGGCATTGTCTGGCACCCCAACGCCTCTGGAGGCCTCGCCAGAAGCAATCAGGCCTCCATCACCCTCCTCACCGGAAAAGATCGCTGGCGACCCATCCCCGATCCAGCACGACGGCATCATAGAAGAGATTCTGACCGTAGTTTCTTCCCCCAGGGTCTTCCCGGGAGGCGAGGTCAAACATCACCCGAACCCCCGGGTTATCTCAGCCCGTAGGGTGAATGGCGACGTTGTCTATGTACGCGTCTCCGAATCACGGAACTTCGTCTCACGCCTTCCCGATGGGTCCCCGATGACGTTACGGGCTCGTTTGGAAGGTACTCCTCCCAATTGGTCACTCATCGGCCGTTGCCCGCGTTGGCTCGGTCGAGGGTGATCCTTCAGTAAACTCAGAAAATCCAAGGCATCATGGACTCCCTATCCTCCCTCCCTATCGGTTCCATCCTCCCGTCACCCCACAACCCGCGGAAAAACTTCCCCGAGGAAGCCATGCGCGATCTCGCCAAGAAGGGGAAGTCCAAGAACGGCTGATCCATGGATCTTTCCCTTCCAGATACGGAGCAAGTGTCGGACGCCCCTCCCAAGGTGCCGAAGAACATCCGTGCCGTCGCCGGACGCCTCAAGACGTGGCTGGAGACGAGTGGGGGAAACCACCTAAAGCCCGTCGACCCGAATCAAGTCCTGGTTCGCCCTCTGACGGCGCAGGAACGGGCACAACGCGAGCTTCGGCTGCGGCGCCATACCGATAAAAACCAGAAGAGGACGCCTTCCTACCGGCGCAAGATAAAGCCTTCATCCCCACCCCAGATCGCCACCTGACGCCTGTGATTGTAGAACCCGGACTCCTCGATCATCCCAAATTCCTACGCCTCGAACGGCGCCTGGGCGAGCACGCTTTGCACATCCTGATCCGGCTCTGGGGACACTGCCAGGCGGAGCAACGAGGAGAGAGATGGCGTGGCGCAGACGCAGAATACGTCGAAGCAGTGGTGCGCTGGAAAGGCGAGAGCGGTAAGGCATCCAAGGACCTTGAGGAGTGTGGTTTCGTCCAGTTCAAGGAGGGAGTCACGGTAGTTCACGACTGGAGCGAACACAACCGATCCCTCATAAGCAGTTGGCGCAACGGACGTTGGGGCGGTAGACCTACCAAGAAAAAGACTGTTCCCACGGGTAACCCACCGATAACCGACGGGTTTCCCACGGGTAACCCACCGATAACCGGACGCGAACCCGTGGGGCCTCAGAGAAGAGAAGAGAAGAGAAGAGAAGAGAAGATGAGAGAAGACAAGACGAACTCCCCTACCCCTCCCTTCGTTCCAGCGCCTTTGGAGGTCGTCGTCAAGTCATCGGTGCCGAGGTCGTTCAGCGATGAGGAGAGGACCCAGATCGAGGCCATCTGGAGCTTCTGGCCGAAGAAGCGCGACACCCTTCATGGCCAAGTGGCAATCGGGAACGCGATCCGACGCGATGGGTACGAAACGGTGAAAGAGGGCACACGAAACATCGTCGAGGCCGAGGCAAAGACGAAAAGCTTTCCTCCGGGGTTCTACATCAGGCCCGCCGCCGAATTCTTTGAAGGATCAAAGTACTTCGACGATCCCCAGCAGTACTTGCCGAGGACCGGTGGTACAGACGTTCCAACCCTCCGCCGTCGGGCCGAGGACCTTCAGGACCAGATGAAGGAACACCCCGGGAATCCCGCCAACACCGAGGGCAGCCTCGAGCGGAAGAAGGAGGCCCGGGAAGAATTCGTAAAATTGCGCGACGCCTTGCAGGAGGCCCGGCAGAAACTCAACCAAGCCCTGCAAACCTGAGACACCATGAACCACCGCAACCAATCCTCCGACCGCCTGCCACCCAACGACGCTCCCGCGGAGCAGGGTGTCCTGGGCTGCATTCTCCTCGACGCCCAGAATCCATCAGGCTCGCCGACGGGCGAGGCTCTCGAGGAATGCCTACGCCGGCGAGTTGAGCCCACGCACTTTTACGATCTGCGGCACCAGATCCTGTTCCGCCAGATCCGGGACATGGCGGCCGCCGGGAGGCCTGCCGACATGGTGTTGCTTTCGGGTGAAATGTCAGGGTCGGGTGACCTCGCAAAGATTGGAGGCATTGCGTACCTCAACGAATTGTGCGGCGCCGTTCCGTCGGCGGGTAACCTGAGTTACTACCTAGACGTCGTGCTTGAAAAGCACGCGCTGCGGCATGTGATTCGGATCGCATCCAAGGCGGTGGCCGATGCTTTCGCTTACTCAGGGGACGTGAAGCAATTCGTGGGTGAATTTGAGACCTCTGCGCTCGAGTTGTCCGAGTCGCATGTGCCCACGGAGTTCAAGCCTTTGCCGACCTACATGCCGGCATACATCGACGCGATCGAGAAGCGGCATCGGGGCAAGCAGGAGATCACCGGACTGGCGACGCCCTTCTGGTACCTCAACAACATGACCTGCGGTCTCCAGCCTGGGGAGTACGTCGTGATTGGGGCCCGGCCATCCACGGGCAAGACCGCCATCGCTTTGGACCTCCTGCGGCACACGGTGAAGGCCGGGAAGGCGGTGCTCTTCTTCTCAATCGAGATGACCCAGCAACAAATCATGGAGCGCATCGTGGCGGCCGAGGCGACGGTGGACGGGCAGAAGTTGCGCAACGGCTTTTGGACGGACGAGAAGGAACCCGCCATCGTCGCCGCCACGGGCCGGGTCGCGGCATGGAATAACTTCCTTATCGACACACGGAGTGTCTGCACGGGCCAGGACGTCTTCATTGGCGCCCGCCGGGCCCAGCGCCAGCACGACATCGGGTTGGTGATGATCGACTACATCCAGTTGATGCAGTCGGTCCGCCAGTACAACTCGCGCATGGAAGCGGTCGCCGAAGCCTCCGCCTGGCTCAAGCGTACCGCGAAGGATCTCGGCATCGCTGTGGTCGCGTGCGCCCAATTGTCGCGCGACTCGGAGAAGGAACGGGCCGGCAAGCAGCCTCTCATGTCGGATCTGCGTGAGTGCGGCAATATCGAGCAAGACGCCGACGTGATAGCGCTTCTTTACGAGCCTAAGCTCGATGACTCGAAGTACGACGACATGAAGTGGATCGAACATCACAAACCCGATGATCCGAAGGAAGACAGTGAATGGAACACCGCGGGAAGCGATGAGGTGCGCAAAGGTTCCAATGCGGTGATGGTGAACGGGGGGTGGAGGGAAGAGTTCCGGAGGATCAACCTGGCAGTCGCGAAGAACAGGAATGGCGCGACGGGCCCCTGTGAGTTGGTGTTCCAGCGGAGGTCGGCCCGGTTCGTCGACGCTCACAGTCCGTCGCGCACGAAAGCGGACAGGGGGACCCTGATATGACCCCGGCTGAGTTGGTCGCGTCCGTGCAGGCGGCAGGGGGAGACGTGACGAGGCTTGGCAGCGGCCAGGCCAAACTCACGGGCAACATTCCTCCTGATCTCGTCCACGCCATCAAGGCGGACCGTGACGCCTTCCTGGAAGCCTGGGACGATGAGCGCAAGGGCCGGTGGGATCGGGTGCCGCCCGAGAAGCTGCTCATGCGCCAGGAGCCCCCGCGCTGGCGCATGGACGTCTACCAGCGCGTTGAGCGCTACGTGCGCGGGCAGAGTGACGAGGTGGCCGGTTGGGTTGTCCAGCGCGGCGAGGCGTACCGGCGAGGCGGTGAACTCTGGAATGACCAGGACTGCGTCGCGTCGGCAATGGCGGACGTGTTGCACTGGCAGATGAATCGGTTTCCATCGCCTGAGTGGCAATTGGCGGTCTTTGACGAGGTGGCGGGAATGAAGAAGGAGCAATGAGAAACAAAGGATCAGACCGGCAGAGAATCCGTGACAATTGACACCAACAATCCCGCCCTCGCTGAGTTGCGACTCCGACTTCAGGCGGACCTGAAGCCCACGCGCTCACCGTACCCACCCTGGCCGGACGACGAGATCCTGGCCAAGTTGGTGCTTCAGCATGGGTACCCGGCTTTGTCGCGGATCGCGAAGCTCTATGTCGAGAGGGAGCGTTCGATTCGGAAGGCCCGCGAGGATCGATTCCATTACGGGTGGGAATGGGACTGCTGGAAGCGGGCGGACAAGTACCTTCCCATCCGCCCGTGGATTCCGGACCCAGCCATGGGCCTATGGTGCCCAGAGAACCACTACCGGGTCCTCGCTGTCCTTGGCGGGAACCGGGCCAGCAAATCCGGGTGGTCGATCAAGCGGTGCGTCCAAACCTTGGTGCGCTTTCCCAACACCCGGATGATCTTCCTGTGCCAGAAATTCGAGACGTCCCGGCAGGTGCAGCAGGAGTACGTCTGGCACTACCTTCCCGCCGCCTTGAAGGCTCTGAACTTCAAGAAAGATCCGGGCCGGATCTTTTACATCCGGTACCAGAAGGGCACGGGATTCAGTGAGCAGAAGTTTGTCCTACCAAATGGGTCGGAAGGAATCTTCCTGGTCTATACCCAAAACCCGAGTGACTACGAAGGCATCCAGATTGGGTGTCCCAATGTCCCGGGCGCCATCGCGTGGGCTGCGGACGAATCCCTGACCCTCGACTGGCTCCAACTCCTCACCACGCGCTCCGCCACCTACGACGGCACCGGGCTTTGGACCTTCACGGCTGTGGACGGTATGACGCCGGCGCTCAAGGAGACCGTGGGCGAAGGAAAGATTCTCGAGCACCGGTTTGCCGAGGCTCTGGCGGACCGGCAGAACTTGCCGGACATCCCGAAGGGTTACATGCCCACCGTTCAGGAGGGGGCGCGCAGCAACGTCATCGTCATATACTTTCACACCGACGAGAATCCCATGGGAGGTTATGAGCGAGTGCGCGCGGACTGCGAGGGCAAGCCCACTTACTTCAAGGAACGTAAACTCTACGGGTACGCCAGGGAATTGAAGGGTCGAGTCTTCACGCACTTCGGCGCCTGGAACATTGTCCCGCCTGAGACGATCCCGAAAGAGGGCACGGTCTATTTCCACGGCGATCCGGCGGGGGCGCGAAATTGGTTCATGCTCTGGGCCGTTGTGGACAGGGACGGGTGTGTGTGGGTGTACGACGAGTGGCCGACCGTAAGTGAGTTGGGCGAGTGGGCGGTTCCGACCACCCGCAATCCATCGGAGTCCGGAGGTCGTGGTTGGGATGGTGACCAGGGACCGGCCCAAAGTCCTATCGGGTACGGGATCGTGCAATACAAACGTCTGATCTTGCGGCGCGAACAAGCGACCATCGGCTTGCCGGCCGCCGCTCCCGCCGGGCCGGTCCTGATCCAGCCGCGGCTTCGGCGTTTGACGCCGCCCGGGCCGGGAGGCCAGCGGGGTGTGTTCCGGCGCACCGTGGACCGGCGCGCGGGCCCGTCGCCCTTGCCGCAGGAATCCGGAGAGACCACCTGCATCTCGGATCAGCTCAACCAGGCGCAGACCGATCCCAAGACCGACGAGGTCCTGGCGCCCATGTTGGCCTTTGATCTCGCCGGCGGACCCGGCCTCGAGGACGACGGCCTGGAAATGATAAAGCAAGCCCTCTACGTGGACCGGGAGAGGGCTCTCGACCCACTGACCAACTTTCCCAAGCTCTTTGTTTCTTCCTCATGCCAGAACCTGATCTGGGCTTTGCAGAACTTCACCGGCCGCGACGGTCAGAAGGGCGCCTGCAAAGATCCGATCGATTGTCTGCGCGACCTCTTCACCAGCGGGCTCGAGTTTCAATCGCCGGAAATGTACGGGAGCAGTGGTGGAGGAAGTTACTGACCTATGAACGATTCTGAATTCCTGCGGCCAGCCGAAGCCATGGCTCTCTTGGGAATCCGGCACCCGGACACCCTGCGCCGGCTGCGCCGGGCCCGGCCGGGCATTGCCGTGCTGTTTGGAGGGATGACGCATTTCCGCTATCTGCGGGCCCGAATTCTCGCGTTGCGTGACGAACGCCCGCTGCAAGCGCCCTTGCAAAGCCCTTCCACTCTGGTATGACACAAAACGGAATCCGCAGACGCCCCGGCAGTTCGCGGGCCCCTAATCGCGCATGAAACCCGAAGATCAGCAAGACCCACTCGTCCACGCCACCAACAGCCCCGACATTGCCAACCTGGTCACGGAGTACACCCAGTGCTCCCCGGTGCGCGATGGGTGGAACCGCTTGAACGACGCCGACGCCGTTCGATTCTGCCATTGGGAAGGACAGAACCAGGACGGACGCAAGCACGACCAACCGGACAAGCCCGCCTTTCCGTGGAATGGAGCGTCGGACACGCGGCCCATGATGGCCGATGGGATCATCAACGAGCGGGTCGGTCTTCTCACCACCTCCTTCTGGCGTGCCATCACCCGGCCCAAGATGGCCAATGACGAAGCGGGCACCTATGCCGTTGCGCTTGCGGATTACTTCTGTAACCAGGTCCTCTACGACGAACTCACGCGGGAGGTGGAGTTGGCGGCGCAATACCAGGAGCACTACGGTTGGGTGGTCCTGCATCCCACCTGGGAGCAGAGAGTGGCGCTCAAGAAGCGGAAGGTGACTCTCATGGAAATTGTCACCCTGGCGCAGCAAGTTGCCGCCTCATCCCCAGAAGCCCCGCAAAACACGGACATCCTCCAGATGATCATGGATCCAGCCATGGAGGACGGGGCCCTGGCGGCGCTTCGTGGCCTTTACGATATGTACGCCAGCCAACAGATGGCGGGCGCACTCGAGGCGGAAGTGCCCCGGGTCAGTGATGCCGTCCTGCGCCGGGGCCTGCGTCAGTTGCGCACCGAAAGAGAGGCGGAAGTGCCAGTGCCTTACCTGTGCCAAAATTCGCCGGCCATCTACGCACTGCGGCCTTGGGACGAAGTCTTCATCCCTCCGGACACCACCGACCTTCAGCGCGGCCGCGTCGTCTTTCAACGCGAGTGGGTGACGGAAAGCGACTTGCGCGCCCGGATCATTGAAGACGGTTACAACGAGAAATGGGTGGAGGCTGCGGTCCTCCAAAAGGGTCGGAGCACGCGCTTCGCTGCCCCGCTCGTGCCCACCACCTACCAGTCCCTCACGGGAATCTTCGACACGGCGGCGCCCCAAAACATGATCGAAGTGGTCCATGGAGTTTACCGATCCGTGGACGCGGACAACGTGCCGGCCATCTACTGCACGACGTTCCATCCCCAGGTGAAGGTGGCGGATGCGAACAAAAAGGATCTCTACGCCAAGCATGAACTCATCGACTACCCCCACGGGCAGTATCCCTACATCGAAGGCAAGAGGGAGCACTGGTGCCGGTGCGTGGTGGCGAGCCGTGGCGTTCCTGAGATTGTGCAGACCTGGCAGAACGAAGCAAAGGCGCTCAACGATGCCACCATCGACTGGACCAGCATTGGCGTCATCCCGCCGGTGAATGTCTACAGGACCCCGTTCGACACGAAGTACAAGTTCGGTCCTGCCGTTCAGAATCTGGTCATTCAAGGCAAGGAACCTGAATTTATGAAGATCACGGCGTCGGGCGTGCCGATTGCGCTCGAGGCCGGCGACCGGATCAACGCGAGGGTGGCGAATTACTTTGGGCTCTCCAGTGAGTTGGTCCATCCGGAGCGAGCACAGACACTCCAGAGCAAGGCGGTGATGAACTTCCTGCTCATGTGGAGCCGGGCCCTTCAACAGATTGTGAGTCTTGCCCAGAAATACATGGCCGACGCGGAATTCTCGCGCGTCACGGGGGCCCCTCCGGGCTGGCTCGAGCGCAACCGAGACCGGATGGGCATGCTCGCGGTGGCACTGCATTTCGACGTGCGGGAGCTCAACGAGGAACTGACGATGAAACGCTTGGAGACCGTCAACAAGATGGTCCTGCCGGCGGATACTCAGGGAGTCATTCCACGGGCCAAGTGGGTGCAGATCCAGCTTCGATCAATCGATCCCACCTGGGCCAAGGAACTCGTCATGCCGGTGGCGGAGGCCTCCGAGCAGATGTTCAAGCAGGTGCAGAACGACCTGGCCCAGATGTTCCTTGGCAACCCCCCGCAGATGGTCGAGAACGATCCCACCGCCCAGGCCAAGCTCCAGTTCGCCTCCCAGATCGTCGGCGCCAACCCGAACTACCAGAAGGCCCTTCAGCAGGGCGGTCGGTTCGCGGAGTTGGCCCAACTGTACGCCAAGAATTTGGCGTTCTCCGTCACCCAGGAACAGAACAAGACGATCGGCCGGATCGGCGTCAATCCCGAAGCTGCCCAACAAACCAACGCATGAATGCCACGACCAAGCAGGCCTTTCTGGCGCGACTCACGACGATTCCAGACACCGATCCATTGTGGGTTGGGCTCAAGGAACTCATCCGCGACATGACCGACGACACGGTGGCGGCTTCCAGCCGGTCGGGACTCGCCGCCGACGACCGGGCCTTCAACGACGGACGCCAGTCCATGGCCCTGGATCTGGCTCAGGCGCTCGATGACGCATGGGTGAGCGCCCAGAATCCACCGGGATGAAGGCGACGAAATTTACCGATCTCGTCACTCATCGCTTCCCCTTCCGCTTCGCGTTCTTGCTGGCCTTGGCACAGGCCTGCACCTCTGGGTCCTCGGTGAC